CTGAGCGGCCAGTCGAACTACGATGCCTGGCACCAGCCGGACGGGACCGGTATCGTCGGGCAGGTAATCTACTGCTCCACCGGCAAGCCCCGTGAGGCAGCGCCCTGCGGCAGCGTCCTCGCGCCGATGAACGTCCTGAGCGCGCCGTTCCGGAGGCTGCACTCGGCGCCCATCCGCCTGAAGGATCTGAGCCCGACGCCGAAGACCTTCGCGATCAACCGGCCCGACGGCGCCACGACATACCGCATCGTCAACACGTGCGACGTCGACATTCGCCTCCTGGGCATCATGAACGCGACCGATCAGGTCACCGAGGACACCGGAGTGCTGTATCTCGCCCGGACCGAGGCGACGATGGGCACGAGCCGGCCGACCTCGATCTCGGCCATGACCGTCGGGACGCCTTCGACCCCGTGCACGCCCGAGATGCACTACGGGATGGGAGGCGGCTGATGCGTGCGCCTCTCGCCATCGCGCTGTGCCTCGCGCTTGTCGCCCCGGCCACCGTCGAGGCGCGCCCGGTCGGCTACAGCCTGAAGGCCATGCAGGGGCCTGCCGGTCCGGCCGGCCCAAGCGGACCTCCCGGGCCTCAGGGCGAACGCGGCCAAGACGGGCAGGTCGGTCCCATCGGGCAAGTGGGCCCTGCGGGGCGGGACGGCAAGGACGGATTGGCGGGGGACCGCGGACCGATCGGACCAGCCGGCACCGCTGGCAAGGATGGACAATCCATCACGGGACCCCAGGGCCCGGCCGGCCCGGCTGGAGCTGACGGCAAAAGCATCGTCGGACCCCAAGGGCCGGTCGGTCCTGCCGGACCTGCCGGCTCCGACGGGAAGAGCGTTGTCGGCCCCCAGGGGCCCGCAGGGACAGCGGGGCAAAGCATAACCGGGCCACAGGGGCCCGTTGGGCCGATCGGGCCTGCAGGTCCGGCTGGGGCCAGCATTACCGGGCAGCAGGGACCTATCGGTCCGGCTGGGCCTGCTGGCGCGAGCGTTGTGGGGCCACAAGGCCCGGTGGGCCCCGCGGGAGTTATCCCGACTTATGACAGCTCTGGGCTTATTACTGGAGAGAAGATCTGGGTTGGCGAGGCAAAAACGGACGCCAACGGGAACTGGTCGGCAGACATCAGCAAGGCAGGTTGCACAACAGTCCCGAACGCGCAGCCTACCCCTTTGTCAGCCGGCACGAACGCGGCTGACGCCTACACCGCCAACGTGGTGACACGCACCACGACCACCGTGACGGGATCTGTGACGAAACCCCAGACCTCGAATGTCAATCTGCTCGGGCTCGTGTCGCTTACCATTGTGCCGAACGCGAAAGCGCCAGCGAATGTCGTCGTGGCGCTGGTCGCGTTCTGCAAATAATCAGATGTTGAGCTCGTCGTCCTGAGCCCACTTCTTTCTCAGGCGGGCGGTCTTTTCGGCCTCGCAGATCGAGCAGTACCGCTGCTTTCCATACTTCCGATCGTAAGGGTGCCCTTTCCGGCAATGCGTCTTCTGCGAGTTCACATAGGCCGGCGATGCGCTCGGCTCCTTCGCGTGCTGCTCACGCGGCTTCGCCTGGAGGTGCTGATCGCTGACGCAGGCGGGATTCTCGCACGTCTGCGCGACCACGTATCCGCTGGGCAGGTCGCCGTGGCAGGCGAAATACGAGACGCGATGAGCCCGGCGGTTGCGGCGGCGGAAGAAGAACGTGCCGTAACCGTCCTTGTCGAGCGGACCCTGCCAGATCAGGCAGTCGCCGACCCGCTTGCACTTTGCATCGAAGCGCGCCCGCTCAGCCGGGGTGAAGTGATCCATAGCCGTCGCCTTTCAAATGGTACGCAAGGCGGAAATGGTGACGATAATTCCGGATTTCGTCAATTCCTGGAATTCGGATTTTCGCGATGAGCCTGACCGTCCTCACGCCTGCCGCCACGGCGCGCCTTGCTGCACCCAGCGACGTGCGTCTTGATCTCGGCCTCGCGGCTGAAGCGCCATCGGATGCGGCGTTGCTGCGCCGGATCGATCAGGCCTCCGCCGACGCGGTGCGGGTCTGCCAGCGGATCTTTGGTCGGCAGATCTACCGGGAGCGCATCCATTCGCTGCCTCCTGGCGGATTTGCGCTGGCCGCGGGCCCGGTGAACCGGATCATCAGCCTGTCGATCATGGGCGGCGCGGCGTTCGACGAGAGCGATTACGTGCTGTCAGATGGTGTCCTGCGTCTCACCTACGCCGGTGGCGGTGGCGGTATCGGGGATGGCACGGCCTACAATCTTTGGTGCTCGCTCCGGCCGGCCCTGGTGGTTGAGTACGAGGCCGGGTGGCTGCTGCCGGAGGAGGAGATCGGCGAGACCTTCACCGGCTCGATCCCGCTGCCGGCCGACATCGAGAAGGCTGTGATCCAGCTTGTCGGCGTTTCGGTGTCCGAGGCCGGCCGGGACATGACGATTCGGAGCGAGAGCGTCCAGGGCGTCGGCAGCTTCACCTACAACCTGCAGGCCCCGGGCTCCGCGCTGCCGCATGCCGGCGCTGAGGCGGCGCTGCAGCCCTACCGCAGGCTCGCGCTCGTATGACGCCGGCCACCGCCATCGCTGCTCTGGACCGGCAGATCGCCAATCGCGGCCAGACCGTCATGCTCCGCAAGGCCTCGGCCGCGAATGGCGCCGGCGACGTCTCGGTGCGCGCGTTCGTCCGCGGCTACCAGCCGGAAGAGTTGTCCGGCGGAATCCAGCAGGGCGACAGCACCATGATCGTGTCGCCGACCGCGCTGGCCGCATCCGGATTCGTGGGAGCGCTGAAGCGCCTCGACCGCGTGACCGTCGCCGGCAAGATGCAGATCATCCAGGTCGCCAATCCGGTGATGATGGACGACACGATCGTTCGCTGGGAATTCTGGCTGCGAGGCGCGTGATGGCAACCGCCCGCACCGCCGTGAAGCTGGACCCAATCGCGAAGGACATCGCGCTCCTGCTCGGGGAGGAGCTATCTGCCGAGGCGCAGGCGCAGCAGCTTCGCGTGGCGGCTCAGCAGGCCCTGGCGGACGGCGAGCAGATCAACAAGGCGGCCCTGGGCTACGTGCCGACCCACGACACGTTCGTGGACGGCGGCCTTCGCACCGACCTCTCCGCGGTGAAGGCGAACAGCGTCATCACCTTCGAGTTTCACCTGCTCCTCGACGTGATCCAGTTCGTCGACGAGCAGCTCATCATTCACTCGCCGCTTGGTAGTCGGCCCAAGGCCACGCCGCGCTACAACGAGAGCCACGTCTGGTTCGCTGACGGCGACGAGTTCACGGACGTCGCCAATCCGCCGCCGGCGGAGCAGTATGTTGTTTTGAACGCCCAGCCCTACGCCAGGAAGATCGAGAAGGGTCTCAGCCCCCAGGCCCCCGATGGCGTCTATGAGGGCGTCGCGACCCTGGCGAAGCGGCGCTACGGCAACATCGCCTATGTCGGCTTCGGCTATCGCTCGTTCCCGTCCGGCGCCGTGGGCGAATGGGCGCAGAGTTCGACCGCCCGGGATCTCGCGCGGCGCGTGCGCGGCGGCCGCCCAGACCGGCACACCGACTGGTTGACCCGTCAGCCCGCCATCATCATCGACCCGGGCAGGTGACCATGCGCTATGCCGACGTAAAGATCGAAGGCGGCCCGGCTGCCCAAGGCATCAGCGTCACGGACGCAGAAGGCCAGCCCATCAAGGGCATCGGCGGAGCGGAGATCTCCATTCGCCCGGACGACGTGGTGAAGGTGAAGCTGGAGATCTGCCTCTCGAAGCTGAATCTGTCCGGCGTGCCGACCTTCATGGTCGCCGATCCGCGCACCGGGAAGATGAAGCCCGTGGTGAGGATCGAGTTCGCCGACGGCACCGTGTTCGATCCGTCGGCTGCCTGACCCATGCCGCAGAAGGCCGTCGTCGATGCCGTCGAGCATCGGCTCGATACCCTTTGGGGCTCGCCGGAGATGATCCTGGCGCGCGCCGCCATGAACCTGCCGGGTTGCCCGGTCTTCGGCATCAACCTGCAGGGTGACGTCCCCGAGGACGGCAGCGTGTTCGCCGAGGTGCAGTACCCGGTGGCGAATGTCCGGCAGATGGACCTGGCGGCCCGGCGCTACCGCGAGGACGGCACCATCCGCCTGATCGTGAATGCGCAGCGCGGCGCTGGTGTCCAGGATGGACTCAGGCTCACCGATCTGCTCGCCGCGATCTTCCGAAGCAAGAAATTCGACGGCGTTCAGACCTGGGTGCCGTCATCTCCGGTGATCGACGACCGGAACGACAATGGCCTTTATTTCCCTGTGTCGTTCAGCGTGCCGTACCACTTTTATTTCACCGACGAGACGGGCTTCTACGCCTGATCCGGTTCGCAATCCTCGCTGCGGGCGAGGTAACTAGGGGCCCGCAGTGGCCTAGTCTCTGGAGAGAGTTATGGGCGACATCACCACCGCAACCGGTGCGAAGATCTATATCGGACCGCAGACCCCGTCCTCGACCGATACCGTGGCGGAGTTCTCAGCGCTGACCCCCTATGTCGAGGTCGGTCTCGTCGAGTCGCTCGGCGAGTTTGGCGACCAGTCGAGCGCCGTCAACTTCGCCGCCCTGAACGATGGCCGGCAGCGCAAGGCGAAGGGCATTCGGGATGCCGGCGATCTGACGCTTACCTGCGCCCACGACACCACCGACGCAGGCCAGCAGGCTCTGATCGCGGCTGAGGCGACCCCGCTGAAGTACGCCATGAAGATCGTGCTGCCCGATCAGCTCACCAGCGGCGGCACCGGCACGACCCTCTATTTCCGCGCCCTGGTGATGTCGAAGCGGCTCAACGTCGGAAGCTCCGACAACGTGATCCGCCAGACCTTCATGCTGGGCATCGACTCGGCCATCGCCGAGGCCGCCGCCACCTGATCGCATCCACCCATTCTTGCGACCCGGGCCGACCCCTGGGGCGTGAGCGCTTTCCCGACGAGCATAGGTGACCGATGAAACTCTCGAGCCTCAAGGTGAACTCGACGCGCGCGCAGCAGGGCGCCTGGGTCGATCAGATCCCCGGAATGGGCGATCTCCGCCTGCACGTGCGCGGCTTCACCAACACCGACTACGCCGCGTTCATGGCGAAGGAAGTGGCCAGCGTGCCGCGTGACCAGCGGGAGGGTGGCCGCCGCGATGGTGCGCTCCTGCCGAAGTACCGCGATGCGATCTTGGTTCGGGGCATGCTGGAACACATCCTCGTTGATTGGGACGGCCTCACTGATGAGGACGAGCAGCCCGTGGCTTACTCGAAAGAGCAGGCGATGACCCTGCTGGCCGATCCTGACTTCCGCCCCTTCCGCGACGCGGTGGCTTGGGCTGCCGGCGAGGTTGAGGAGATGGAATCCGACCGGGTCGAGAGTGCGGTGGGAAACTCCTCGAGTGCCTCAGATGGCAAATCGAGTGGTCGCCAAAAGCGAAGCACATCCGCCGCCTAGAGAACGAGAAGAAGGCGCTTCCAGAGGGCTACCTCAACCGGCCACTGCTGGTCTCCGGTTCTGAGTTCCTGTGGCACGCCTTCTGGGAATTGACGACCGATCGGCAACTCGGCTTCGGCGCCGAGGGGCGGATCCCAGCATCCTCGATCCGGACCTTCGCGCATGACCACGGCATCGCGTCAGCCGACGACTATGCGTGGTTCCTGGCGGTGATCCGGGAGATGGATGCGGAGTACCTCGGGATGCGGGCGCCTCGGCCCGGCGGGCAGATCTTGGAAGAGGTGCCGGTTACCGACGCTCGGGGCATCTCGGCGCTGGTGAAGCGGCTGGCGAAGAAGCCGGTCACGACCGCGGTCTGATCGGCGCCACGTCCCCGGTCTCGGTGCTGTAGCAATTCGCCTCCGTGCGCCCACGCCCGGCGGTGAGATCCGAGGCCTGCAGCTTCATGGCTGCGGCGACCTTCCAGCAAGCGTCCGGATTGGGGAACTGCTCAGTCCCGCTCGTCGGGCTGCCGTTCGGTCCGATCATCAACCACAGCAGGACCCACTTCATGCGCCTCTCCCTCGCGGCCTGATTCGGATTCGCACGGATCCCTGATGCCATCAATCGAAACCATCCGCCGGATCACGGTGCAGCAGACCAGCACGGGCGGCGATGCCGTTCGGGCGGATCTGCTTGCGACCGCGGCCGCGCAGGCGAAACTCGGGGACGCTGCCACCCAGACGGCTGTGGTCACGGAGCTCGCTTCCCGGCGGCAGCTATCAGCCAATGCGGCGTTCGAGCGGGCGCGGATCCAGGTCGATGGCGCCTATGCGGCACAGGTGCGCTACGAGCGGCAGGTAAACGCGCTGAATCGCGGCCTGCAGCAGGGCGAGAAGACGATCGAGGAGTACAACGCCGCTCTCGAATCCGCCCAACTCAAGCTGAACGCCGCAACGGCCAACGCTGACAAGTTCGTGGCAGCTCAGCGCGCGATTGCGCAGGCGACGATCCAGGCCCGAGAGGCTCAGGTCGCCAGTGCCGCCGCCTTTCAGCAGACCATCAACAAGCGCCTGGGCGTTGGCGGCGGTGGCGGCGGCGATGATCGCGCCGCTGACTTCGA